GTCGACGGATACCGGACGTCCATGACGTTCTAGGTGCCTAGGATCAAGAAAAGGTTCTGGCCCTTGCTTGAGTAAGCACTTGAGCAAAGCCGGAAGGTCATCAATGCGAGACCTCCGCGGAAGTGCCTTAACCACAACGCCCCTTACAAGAGGGCGGTGCAGGTTCGGGCACATCCGGTCTGCCTTATACGAAAAAGTATAAGACAGCCTACCGTGCACAGGAGATGTGGCGTCAACGATTGGCAAGGGAAGGTTTAATCCTTCCACCCAATCTCGGCAAAGCTGGCTGGCTTTCCAATACCCTTTCTCGTAGAAGAGATTGGACATTGAAATCCAGCTCAACACCTCCGAACTGTCATGCCTACTGCGCGGACCGAGACGACGGCAGTATACCGGTGTTACCGATATGCCATCGTACCAGTCTGCTCCGCAAGACTCTCTGAACTTCCCAGTCCAGAAAGACTTATCGGAGTTCACTCGAAGCCCGAACAGGCTGAGTGCTTCGCAATAGGACTGCACACTTTCTACGGGGACGATAATGTCGTCTCCATAGACACGCACGCCCCTGGAGACCTTCTTTAGGTTCCTAGGGGTCAACCGGAGTCCTTGCCTTTCCAATTCCGAAACGAAGAAGATGGTGTAGAACACCATCGCTTCCATCGGAAAGCATAAGGCTGAACCCATAGACGCGAACTTGACTAGGTGTTGAACACCATGGCCAGGTACGTCTGCCCGAGTTGAGCGACACGCCAAGACGGCATCCCGTAGAAACGGGACACAGTCCAGCATGCTCTCAACGAGGAAGACTGAAACGCGGTCGGATGCCTCTTTCATATCCAGCGTCGCAAGACGTTGAGTACGAGAAGACATTCGAGCAATGCGCTGATTGGGACCTTGATCGGAGAAGTTGATTCTTCCCTTAGAAAAAGGACCATTCTCAAGCGCATCCACAAGGATAGGCAACAAGGCTTGCTGTACATATTGCATGCACAGGGGCTCCATTGCGATTATCCGAGGGCTTTTCAGCGTTTTAGGGACCGAAACAACCTTAACGGGCGTTTCGGCCTCAGGTTCAATGAACTCAACTCCTTCCAGTCGGTCAATCCAACCTAAATTAGGCAGGATGAACGAGTCGGAGGGAAAGAAAGGTTCCAACCTTTCGTGCCACGACCTGAAGTCGTACTTCTGGTTTCCAGAAATACGGTCAGCAGTGGCCCCTGGCCCATGTCGCGGGATTGCCCCGCCCCGAAGAAAGGTCTGATGACCTTCTTGGAGCGTAGCACCCCACAGGAGACGTGAAACCTCCGAAAACCTCTCAAAGAGAGGCCTAGGAAGAGAATCCCGTACCAGGGTGAGTTCATGTTCACACTTGACATAGTCATGAAATGCTTTCCTTTCACGCTCTTTCGAGCAAGGGAGGGACACCTTCTTCGCTAAGAGGCAAATCTGCCGAATAGCAAAGACGGCATGCACATCTACTGTGTCAAGCAGGACGCCAGTACTGCGATCGAACACAAGCGAAGTCAAACCTGAGAAAATTCTCGGGAGAGACCCTGATCTCTTAAAGCCTAAGAAATCAGTAGTCGCGACGAAACCTCTGTCTAGACTTTTCTCAAAGTCCCTACAGAAGTTCGGCAGACTTATCGTGAGAAACGATAAGCCTTCGTGTTCAACTCGCCTCGTGATTGTTTCAAGATCACGAGTGGTGCTGGTGCGACACCATGTGCCCGAATCTTCGAGCACACACCCAAGAAGTTGCATAAGGCTTTTCATCGTTCGCCTCCTAGATAGGGGGTTGAGCGAATCCATAGCCTTGCTGCAGATCCAAGGGACCGGGCTTGCGAGCCCGGCCCCCCCGACACTTCACTGGGTCGCCTGACAGGCCCGTTCCACTGCTGGAACGATTCTGCTCACGCCCTCAAGCGTGAGAATATTCAGGACGAAACCGCCAGCAACGACTAGCGTAGCTAGAACGTTAATAGCAGTCATGAGAGGCAGGAAGCGCAGAAGATGTTCATCACGAAAGTGATGAACGGTCTCTGTCGACATCAGGTCTCTCCTCCCAGAATTGAAGTGACCTTCGCGTTGGTGGATGCAGACAGGTAGGCCAGAAGGCCACCCGCCTGAGCCATCGCCTCGGCCACGGTGAATCCGGTGATCGGAGTGTCGATCACCAAGTACGCCGACATGGAGTACTTGATGTTCTGAGCACTGATCAGCGGATCAGCCGCGATCTTGGAGAAGTCCAGACGAGCGACATATCGCTTCCTGGACGCGAAGGTGTGACTGATGGTCAGCTTAGTGTTGCCATCGGCCGACGTGTAGACAGAGCTGTCAATCCCCCTGCCAGTGGCAGGAAGAGAGACGGCAGAGCCACCCGTCGGCGTCACAGATTGAGGATCAGCAAGCAAGGCACAACTCCAATGGGAGACAACCGCACACACAATTGTCTGCGGCAGGATACGACAAGAGCTTTCGCTACTTGCCGTTGACTCGCCTAGATAATCCAAGCGCGGTCAATATTCCAATCTGCTTCACCGAAAGGATCGGCGGAATGAAATAGAACCCATATGGAACGCCGGCTGTGCGCTGCTTGACTTCCGTCAAGTAGGACTGATATGTCTCATAAGGAACACCAGTATTGGTCTTCCCGCTGACAACATATTCAGTCTCATTGGCAATATTGCCCATGACATATGCATAGTCGGCTACAAGGTTGTCGGCAGAGTCCTCGAAGAAGTTGGCCATTGAAGCGCCAGCACTCGAGAACCAATCGACAAGCCAGGACCATGGCATGATTTCCCAGATAAGATCAGGAGTCAGGTCAGTCCCGTAGAGGATTCTGTTGACATGCTCGGCCTTCAAAAAGCCCTTCACGACACCATCGGTGACGGAAGGAATCTTAATGTAGTACCGGAACTTGCCAGAGAACCAAAAACGGGTCACCTGTCTCGTGGTAATAGACTGGGTCTCATTACCTTGGTATAACTGCGACACACGACTCGGCTGCGAGAAGAATCCCGTAGAACGAGAAGTAGAGGTCGAAGTTACAGCGTCCAATGGCCCACGACGTCTAACCCACTTGTTGTTATCTCTTTCAAGTTGGCGAAGACGTTTCTCAACTAGGAAGGCATTTCTTACGAGATCCCTTACGTCGTTGAGAAGGGGCAACCAGCCGAACTGGATGTTCAAATAATGACCACCAGCCGACTCGAGTATGCCCTTCGTACGCTCGCGCGCGCTATGAACCATAGCACTATGCTCGAGCATCTTCGGGACATCTCGTAGCTCAATCACTGCCTGAGCCAAGCTGCCATTTCTGGCAGTAGGCTTATAGCGGTTCCAACCTTTCACGCCATAGCCTAACATCGTAGATGATAGGATGGCTTGAGGGGTCTGCGGGTTATTATTCGCGTATTGATGCGCGAACACCGCACCACTATATGCATAGTCGACGCCACCCGTATGGGTGGCGGCGTCAATGTAACAGGGAGCGGAACGGACGGTACTTCTCAGCATCGTCATGTTCCCGCCACTACCGTAAGGGTGTGGCGAAGTGTCTACGAGCGTCTCTAAACCATGCAGATCTGCATAGTACTGGTGAACGTTCTGCGGCGGACCGCCGAAGACCGTGAACCAATCTTTGCCGATGTAGGATTTATTTACATCGATCTGCCTGGATTTAGAAGTCATTGGACAATTCCACTTAGGGTAGCGGTGGATGTGTTAACAGCTTCTCGTGGCGGGATTAATGACCTAGGTCATTCCCTAAGCGTAACAGAAGCTACGCGAACCATCTGTCGAACCCAGGATGGAATCCTGGACCGAAAAGCCTACACACTTCACAGGGTGCAACTGATGTCGCTCCCAGTCCAGGCCCTCACAGAGGG